TACCTGCCGCCGATGCCGGCAGGTGCCGTGCCTGCGCCCATGGTCGTCACTTTCCCCCAACCGCTCGTCGGGTCGAACAACACCGCCCTGACCTTCGCCGCTATCACGAACGGAGCGTTGGTCTACGTCAACGCGCAGGGGTACGTGAGCGGCCCGCCGAACCAAGTCGAACTCGAGTCCAACACTGTGAACGAGATCTACAACCGCAACGGCGACCTTGTGACCGATCGCGCCGGCGCAACCATCTACGCAAGGAGCTTCTGACATGGCCGGTATTTATGAGCTGACGGACACTTGGAACAGCGGCGGCACGACTTTCTCGGCCGTCAAGATGAACGTGACGGACTCGGCGTCTGCGTCCGGGTCCAAGCTGATCGACCTTCAGGTCGGCGCTGCGGAGAAATTCGCCGTGACCAAGACCGGCCTGACCCGCACGGCAGGCGCGGTGAATATCACGGACGCCACCGCGACCGCTCTGACGGTCGGGCCGAACGGGACCACGAACCCCGCGCTCGCGGTGGATGCCTCTGCCGCCACTGCCGCCACGGGCCTCAAGGTGACGGCCGCAGCCGAAGCCAGCGGCGCGGCGCTTTCCGTCGTGTCCTCGGGCACGAACGAGAACCTCACCATCGACGCCAAGGGCTCGGGGACGGTCACGATCAACGGCACGGCCACCGGCGCCATTGCGCTCTCCCGTAACACGGCCGTCACGGGCACGCTGGCCGCCTCGGGTAACTTCGCGATCAACACCGACAAGTTCGCCGTGACCGCAGCCTCCGGCAATACCGCCGTGGCTGGCACGCTTGCGGTGACGNNCCATCGGCGGTAGCCTTTCGGTGGCCGACGAGCTCACGATCGACGCCGGCGAAAACGAGAACGGCCCGGTGGTCATCACGGGCGAGATTGCCACGGCCGGCACGGACGCCGGCGCAGCGGGCCACGCAGACGGCGCGGTCGCGTCCCATGTGCTGATCATCAGCGTCGGCGGGACGCCGTACTATGTCCCGCTCTGCGCGATCAACACCACGACCTGATAGGGCATGCGCCCCAAGCGGCCCATCCCCTTCGGCGAGTTCGCGCCAGACCAGTCGGTCATCAGCGGCCAGAGCCCCCTGATCAAGGGCGTTCTGCCGCTGTCCGGCCGGTACGCGCCGCTCCCCGATCTCCAGCAGGTCCGCGCCGGGTCGATGATCAACGCCCCCTGCATCGGGGGGAAGTCGTTCTACGACTCGGACGGGTTCCCGGTCACGTTCCTTGCCGATCACGGCCGGCTCTATCGGGTGGTGGGCAAGATCCCCTCCGACGTGTCGAAGTCGGGCGGGTATGCCTTCTCGTTCGATTGGGGCGTCACCTTCGAGCAGTTCGGCAACAACATCGTGGCCGTCGGCCGAGGAGTTGACCCGCAGCGGTACATCCTCGGAGAATCGGAAGCGTTCGCAGATCTTGAGGGCGACCCCCCCCAGGGCGACACGGTGTTCCGGATCCGAAACCACCTGTTCATCTGCTCGGGCAACATCGTCAACTGCTCGGGCTTCAACAACATCACCCAGTGGACGCCGTCGCCTGAGACGCAGGCGTTCATCAACGAGGTGAACCAGTCGGCCGGCCTCATCGTGGCTGGCTGGGGCGGCGAGCAGGGCGCCATCTTCCAGGAGCGGGGCATCATCCGCCTGACCTACACCGGCGGGGCTGCACCGTTCATCTTCGACGAGGTAGAAGGCGGCCGCGGCGTCTGTGGGCCGCACGCCTGGGCGCCTTGGGGCAAGATCGCCTTCTGCGCTGCGGAGGACGGGTTCTACACGTTCGACGGCCTGGCCGCGACGCCCATCGGCGGCAACCGGGTGGATCGCTACTTCGCCAGCCGGCTCAACTACGGCTATCGCCATCGGGTCTGGACCGCCATTGACGCCAAGCGCAAGTGCTGGATGGTCGCCTACCCGACCGACGGCGCGATCTGGCCGACCGAGGTCCTGATCTACTCGTGGGCCGACGACAAATGGACCACGGATGAGTTCGACAGCCAGTTCGGGCTTGAGATCCATCGTGAGCCGGTCGACGCCGACGACGAGGCGGGCCTGATCGAGTTGTTCGGCACCGCCAACGCTGACGATGAGGCGTTCGCCAATGTCTCGGTCGACAGCCCGATCTTCCGCGAAAGCCGCAAGGAATGGGCGGTGGTCAACGGGGACCGGCAGCTCTGCCAGTTCACCGGCGCTAACCGGGCCGCGACGCTCTCGACGGGGACCTACGACGTGGCGGGGCGAAAGACGTTCGTCTCCGAGCTCTGGCCCATCGTCGACGCGGCGCCGGAGCATGTGACGGGACAGGTGGCAACGCGGCTCAAACGCCTCGACGAGGTCGAAACTGTTTCGGCAGCGGCTCAGATGAACGACGAGGGGTTCTGCCCCGTGTACGCCGAGGGGCGCTATCAGCGCGGCATCGTGAACATCGCCGCCGGCGCCACATGGACCGAGGCCACGGGGCTCCACACCGACGCGGGAGAGAGCGGTGAGCGCTGACGGCGGCGGCACGCAGTTCGTCTTCCCGCCGGGCAAGACGCCAGACCAGCTCTATCAGACGCTCGTCGTCCTGATCTCGACGCTGAACCGGATCAAGACGGCCGATGCAACCGACCTGACGGCGGTCAATCAGGCGCTCACCGACGCGCAGCAGGAGATCAGCGACCTATGGGAGGTGGTCGACGCAGGCGGCGTTGGCCTGACCCCGCAACAGGCGTGGGAACTGTCGCTGGTGACCGCCGTCGACACGATGCTCGGCTCGATCTCGCACGCGGTGCTGGAGAGCTATAAGCAGAGCCAGAAGGCGGCCGAGGCCACGATCCGGTCCCTGCTGACCGGGCAGAGCAACAAGGTCGCTATCCGCGTCGAGCAGCAAGCCCGGTTGACCGACCGGGAGGCGTTCGCGAGCCAGATCGAGACCATTTCGGCCCAGCTCGGCAACGCGCTGGCGGACATCGTGACGGAGACCACGGCGCGCATCAACGCGGACAACGCGCTCGCCGCGGTCGACCAGGCCATCACGACGGCGCTGAACGGCAACATTGCCCAGGTCAACATCCTGGCAACCTCGATCGACGGCATCGAAGGCCGGTTCGGTGTCGCCATCAACACGAACGGACAGGTCGTCGGCCTGATCCAGTTGGATGGCAGCGCGGCGGGATCGAATTTCACGGTGGTTGCAGACAAATTCCAGGTGGCGCAGCCCGACGCCGCTGGCGGCACGCCGGTTCCGGTGTTCACCATCGCCAACGTGGGGGGCACCAACAAGCTGGTGCTCAGAGGCGACATGATCGCAGACGGGACGATCACGACTGCAAAGCTGGTCGCGTCGGCCTTGTCGGCGATCACGGCGAACCTCGGCACCATCACGGCTGGCATTCTCCAGTCCGCAGACGGGAAGTTCGTGATCAACCTCAACACCAAACAGATTCGTTTCGAGAACTGATGACGGTCTTCAGGGCAGATGGGGCAACTGGGCGGTGGGCGCTCTACAGCGGCACGGACGACGCTCCATTTTCCAATCCGCGGGCGAACATGTCACGCGTCCACATCCATTCGGATTTCGACTACCTCGCGTTCGATTCCAGCCAGCCGGACATTCAGCAGACGATCAGCATCCCTCAGACGGTCTCGAGCCGCTTCAGGTCGGTGGCGATCGCTCCGCACGGGCGCAGCGGGGTGCCGTTCGTTTTCGCGCAAGTTCTCATCAACAACGCATGGGTGCCGCTGGTCGGGGCGGTCCCGGTGTACGTCTCGAGCACCACGATCAACGGGCGCTGGACCGGCCATCTCGTGAATTGGACGCTGGAGCTGTCGAACTCGAGCATATTTGTGCGCGAGGGCCGGACCACGCCGACCTTCTCGGGCCTGCCGGCGTCTCGCATTTTCCGGTGTTGGATCTCACACAACATCATGGACTGATGGGATGACCGACGTCTTTCGCTGGTCCGCAACGGAATTCTGGTCGCCGACATTCGACGCGGCTCATGCCCATCTGAGGCGGTCTGCAAGCGCCAATATAGGGGTTTCCGCGGGCCGGACGTGGACGACGTGAT